CCCATCCTTGCAAGCATCGCGGACGGCGGCGACCTTTCCACCGACGCGCTTGCACAGATCAACGACGTCAAGTACAACGACGCGGGCACGGCGTTGGAAGGCGTGCGCAGGAAGATCGAAAACCAATTCCTGCCGCTGGCCAACAATATGCAGGCGCTCATCGTGGGCACGCTTTCCACCATCGACACAGCGCTTGCGGACGGCTTCCAGCCTGACGACGTGCGTGTGGTTGGCGAGGCTGTGGCCGGTGCGCTGATGGAGGGCATCGGGACGCTTTCCACCCTTATCAGCGATAACATGGGCACCATCACCGCAATGCTGGACACCGCTGTGGGCGTTGTCACCGAGGCATTGCCTGCGCTGGTGGACGCCATCCTTCCCGCAGCTATGGGGCTATTGCAGAGCATCGTGGACGCGATCACCGCGAACATCGAGCCTCTGGCAGCCCTTGCGGCCAGCATCGTGACCAATGTGGCCGCCTTCCTTGTGGAGAACGCCAGCGGGCTGGTGGACGCCGCCACGTCGCTTGTAACCGGCCTTGTGGACGGCATTGCCGCCGCGCTGCCGACGCTGCTGCCTGCGGCCACCAGCATGGTGACGGAAATTGCCACAGGGCTGACCGAAAGCCTGCCCACGTTGGTGGAATCGGCTGGCGGGCTGCTGGGCGGCATTGTGGACGGCATCATTGCCGCGCTGCCCGTGCTTGTGGAAGCACTGCCGCAGCTGGTTACAACCATCACCACGGCCATCACCGAGGCGCTGCCCACCCTGATGGAGCAGGGCGGCAGCATCCTGACCAATATTGTCAACGGCATCACCGGGGCCATCCCCACGCTGGCAGAGGCGCTGCCGCAGATTTTCACCACCATCACCGATGCAGTCACGACGGCTCTGCCCGACCTTGTGGCGCAGGGCACCAGCATCCTGACCAACATTATCAGCGGCATCACTGGGGCCATCCCCACGCTTGTGGCCGCGCTGCCGCAGATCATCACCAGCATCACCACAGCCATCACCGAGGCGCTGCCAGACATTCTGGCAGCGGGCACCAGTATTCTGACCAATATCATCACCGGCATAGGCAACGCCATTCCCGACCTGATTGCCAAAATGCCGGAAATTATCAGCGCAATCACCACAGCGCTGGGCGAGATCGACTGGGCCACGCTTGGCCTGAATCTGATTCAGGGCCTTGTGGACGGATTAAGCGCAGCGGCGACGGCGCTGCTGGAAAGCATCAAAGGCGTGTTTTCCGGCATTTGGGACGCCATCAAAGGCGTGTTCGGCATCGCAAGCCCTTCGACTGTGGCGGCAGAGGCGGGCGGCTTTATTCTTGACGGCTTGGTGCAGGGCTTCACCAATGCCGTGGACAGCGTAATTACCACCGTCAAGGAAATTTTCGGCAAGATTTGGGACGCCATCAAGTCCATTTTCGGTTTTGGCGGTGAAAGCGAGGAAAGCAAAGAAGCAAAGACTGCCGGACAGGACATAATGACCGGCATGAAGGACGGCATCACCGGCAGCGAGGATACCGTCAAGCAGGCTGTTAAAACCGCAGCCGCCAGCGTGCTGACCACGCTAAAGACCGAGCTTGGCATCGCGGAAGGCACCAGCAGCGAAACCAAGGCCATAGGTGCATCCGTGGCCAAGGGCATCAACGACGGGCTTTCCAGTGTGACCGCCGACACCTTTGCAAGCGGCTCCACCACGCTGGCCAGCGCGGTGGCAGAGGCCGTCAACGCCGCCTTTGGCGTGGAGGGCACCGGCTTTGCCGGACTTGGCGAAAAGAGCGCAAAAGCCTTTGAAGCCATTGGCGCAGCAGTATGCAAGGCCGTGGCTGACGGCATCACCAACAACACGCAGAACACCGAGGCCGTGAAAACAGCCATCACCGGCGTAGCTAACGCCGCCTACACCGCAGCCGTGACTGAAATGGCCACGGGCATCACAGGCGGCAGCGAAACCGTCAACGCAGCCGTTGACGCTGTGGCCACCGATGCGCTGGACGCCGCAGCGGCGATCCTGACCCGCGATGCAGGCGGCGACATCGGCAAGGCGTTTATGGACGGCACCAAGCAAGCCATCCAGACAGCCCGGCCAGCTCTGACAAGCACCACGACCCTGACCGGCAAGACAGCGCACGACGCCGCCAAGCGGGAAATGAGCCAAAGCAAGGGGCAGAGCATCGGCACCGCTTTGGCGCAGGGTATTCGCACCGGCATCACCAGCCAGCAAAGCCAAGTGACCAGCGCAGCCAGCAGCCTTGGCAGCGGCGCGCTTTCGGCCCTTTGGGGCGCTGTGGGCAGCGGCGGCAGCCGGTTTGAAAGCATTGGCAGCGCCATCGCGCAGGGCGTGGCGCGCGGCATCCGGGGCGGCAGCGGCACTATCACCAGCGCAGCGCGAGCAGCTGCACAGGCTGCCTACAATGCAGCTAAGCGCGAACTGGACATCCACAGCCCCAGCCGCAAGATGCAGACCATCGGTATGCAATTCGACCAAGGCTTTGCGGGCGGCATCGAAAAAGGCATGGAAAGCGTCATGCGCAGCGCGCGGCAGCTTTCAGCCCTTGCCGCAGAGGAAACCGCAGCAGGCGGGCGCGCATACCCCAGCATGGCGCAGCCGCAGATTGACTACGAGCAGCTGGCTGACGCCGTTGCAGACGCCAACCGGCGCGCAGGGCTTGGCCATAACCGCCTTGTGATTGGCAAGCGAGAGCTTGGCGAAACCATAGAGCCGGACGTGAGCCGGGCCACCTACCGCCGGGCAAACAAGAGCGCCACCGGGCGCGCAGCCCGCATGGTGCTGGCATAAGGAGGCAGCCCCATGAAACTGAATGAAATCAATTTTTCCTTTGGCGGCCTGCATTGCCTGCGCGACTTTGGCGCGATCTACGCAGAGAAAAGCGGGCACATCATCAGCCCCGCCATCAGCCGCAACGAATACGAAATCGCAGGAACGCCCGGCAGTATTCTCATGCCGGGCGACCTGCCCGAAACCCTGACTTTCAGCGGAACGCTGTATTTTCTGGACGACCCGCCTACACAGGCTGCCGCACAGGAACGCCTGCGGCGCGTGGCGGCATGGCTGACCAATGGACGGCAGCGGCTCATTTTTGACTATGAACCGCTGCGCTACTACATGGCCAGCATGGACAGCGCCGCCAAGTGGAACTATTCCGGCTGGATTGAAGGCGGGCTGGACGTTGAATTTACCGCCCAGCCCTACGCCTACGCCGTTAAGGAAACCAAAGCAAGCGCAGCCACAACAGGCACCAGCGCCCAGCTTGCCCTGACGCTTGACACGGGCACCGACGCGCCGCTGGGCGTCACGATCACCAGCACAGGCACGGCCCCCATCACCGGCGCGACCATCAGCGCGCACGGCAGGAAAGCCGTGTTTACCGGCATGAATCTGACGCAGGGCAAGCGCCTGACCATCGACATGGAGCCGCCCATCGGGGCAGCCTTTTCGGACGGCAGCAGCGCGCTGCCGCACGCAGATCAATTTGACGTGCTGACTGTGCGCAAGGGTACCCAAAGCATCACGGCGGCGCTGACCTATGGCAGCGGCACCAAGGGCGCGCAGATCACGGCAAGCGCACGCGGGAGGTGGCTGTAATGCAGCACGATTACGTTAAAGCGTACAGCCAAGCTGGCAAATTGCTGGGCGTGCTTGAAAACGCCGGTGAAATCGCGTACAGCCTGCCGCATAACGACCTTTGGACGGCAAGTTTTGCGCTGCCAAGCAACGACCCCAAAAACGCCATATGCCAAGCCCACAACATGGTGCGCGTGCCTGACGGCGTGCGCGATCTTGGCCTATACCGCATTGTCGGTATGCCCACCAGCGAAGAAACAGCACAGGGCGGCGTAAAGACGTACAGCCTTGAACACGTCATGGCCACGCTGCTGGATGACGTTCTTTTTGGCTACCATGAGATCGGCGGGCCGGGCGTGGGCACCGCGCAGGTTATCCGCTACATACTGGACAGGCAGACGACGCGGCGCTGGGTGCTGGGTGTGTGCGAGTACGCCGACCAATTTGCCTATAAGTTTGAAAACTGCACGCTGCTTTCCGCGCTTTTGAGCCTTGGCAACGTGCTGACGGACGAATATACATGGGATTTTGATACAAGCACCACCCCCTGGACGGTGAATCTGCGCCGCGCAGATACGTCTCCCGGCTGCGGCATCCACTACATGCGCAACATGGTGGAAATCGAAAAGACCATGGACGCCACCACGCTGGTGACGCGGCTTTACCTGCTGGGTTATGGCGAGGGAGTAAACCAGCTGACGATCCGGGAGGTAAACAACGGCCTGCCCTATATTGACGCGGACACCGTGAGCGTGTGGGGCACCAAGTCGAGCGTGTACGCAGATACCCGTATCGAGGACGCAGCGACGCTGAAAGCGCGCGGGCTGAATGTGCTTGACCGATACAAAAACCCGTATATCAGCTATACCGCATCGGCCATCGACCTGACCCGACTGACCGGGCAGGAATGGGACAAGCATATGCCCGGCAAGCTGGTGCGCGTGATGGACAGCGAGCACGGCATAAACTTCACAGCCCGAATCGTCAACATCAGCAAAGAAAACGTGCGCGGCAGGCCGGGCGAGATCGAAATCACCATCGCCAACGCGCCGCGCGACGCCGCCGACAGCATCAACACGCTGGCTGACCGCATGGGCATCAGCGAGCTGTACAGCCAAGGCGCAACCAACCTTTACAGCCAACAGTACGCCGACAATGCCGACGCCAACCACCCGGCCCGTATGCGTGTATATGTACCAAGCGGCTGCGTGCGCATCAATCAGATGCTTTTGAGCTGGCAGCTGGATGCTTTCCGCGCCTACGAAACGGGCGCAGCTGCGGGCGGCGCGACCGCCACCACCACGCAGAGCGGCGGCTCCAGCACAAGCACATCCAGCGCAGGCGGCGCAAGCGAGCGCACCAGCCGCAGCGGCGGCGCATACGCGCAGACCCTTGCGCAAGAGGTTATCACCACGCAGGCCGTCACAGGCGGCACCATCGCGGGTCACTCTGGCGATACCAGCGGCAGAACCGGCCCAGCACAGACCACCGGGGGCACCACCATACTGGACACCGGGGGCAGCGGGGAGCTGACCAGCGGCAACAGCAGCATCCTGACCACCGATTCCAGCAGCAGCGCTCTTGTGACTAGTGAAAACGGTGCACATACCCACAGCGGCCCCAGCCACAACCACGGCATGGGCCATTTTCATACAGCCCCAAGCCACAGCCACAGCATTGACAGCCACAGCCACAGCGGCCCCAGCCATTCGCACAGCTTTTCAGACACCTATTCCCTTTCTTGGGGCCATACGCACGGCATCACGGACGGCGCATCCAACACGTCCGGCGTCAACAACTACGCTGCCAAGAGCATCAGCATCAGCGGCGACACAGGCAGCGCCGGTACCGGCAGCACGGGCAGTAAATCGCTGACCACCAACAGCGCAGGCGGCGAGATGACCGGCAACGCCATTACAAGCGGTGGCGGTTCGCGCATCTATACAACGGACGCAGGCACCGGCGCGACATCGGAGGATGGCACCCACAACCACAAAATGGCCACGCACACCCATCCGATGGAGCACACCCACAGCGTCCCCAGCCACGTCCACAGCATGTCGCACGTCCACAATTTCAGCCACAGCCACAACGTGGTCGCCGTGGTCAACATTCCCGCGCAGGACATCACCATCCCGGCACACAGCCATGTTTTTGAAACCAGCGACCACACGCACAACGTGAGTATTGAGGCGCACACCCACGATTTTACCCTTGCCGACCATACCCATGAAATTGTATACGGCATCTATGAGGGTGGCACGGCCAGCAGCGTGACGCTGAAAGTGGACGGCAACACGGTGCCCGCCAGCGCGATCAAGAGCGACGAAATGGACATTGTGGCGTATCTGGCCAAAGATGAGGACGGCAAGATCACGCGCGGAACATGGCACGAAATCGAAATCGTGCCCAACGGCCTGACCCGAATTGAGGCCAACCTGTTCGTGCAGGCATTTGTTCAAAGCGTGGGCGGCGGCGACTATTAAGGAGGCAAGCACATGGCAAACAACTGGATTCTTTCGCAGGAGATCGACCTGCAGCGCGGCGTGCAAGCCCCGCAGGTATGGCCAGACGCTCTGATTTTATGCGGTGACAGCAATGCCCACACTTGGCGCGTGACCATACTGGACGGCGGCAAGCCCGCCGCCCTGACCGGCACTGTGACCGGCTATTTCATCCGGGGCGACGACGCCACGGTAGCGGTGGCCGGTAAGCTCAACGGCAACGTGGCCACGGTTACGCTTGCGCAGAGCTGCTACAACGTAGAGGGCAACATGTCGGCGGTGATGAGGCTGAAAACCAGCAGCGGGCTGCTGACGCTGGGCGCGCTGATTCTGCCCGTGCGCAGGATGCTGACCGACACCCTTGTAGACCCGGAAAACATCATCCCCTCGCTGGATGACCTGCTTGCGCAGATCGAGCTAATGGAGCAGGGCACCGCAGCCGCCAACACGGCGGCCAGCAAGGCCAACACAGCCGCGAGCAATGCCGACACCAAGGCATCGGCAGCCAACACCGCAGCAAGCGCAGCGAACACCGCAGCCGCCAACGCAAACGCCAAAGCCGCCGCAGCCGATACAGCCACCAGCAAGGCCAACACAGCCGCGAGCAATGCTGACGCCAAAGCGGCAGCTGCAAACAGCGCCGCCGCCTTGGCCAATGAAAAAGCAGCGGCAGCCCATGAGGCAGCCAACCGCGTGGACGCTTCCATTTCAGCCGCTACCGAGGCCACAGGCATAGCGCAGGCCAGAGCCGCCGCAGCTGCGGCAGCTGCACAGGAAGCCTACAAGCAGGCAGCAGCGGCCAACAGCGGCGCACAGGCCGCACAGGAAGCAGCACAGCACGGTGAGGCCGTAGCCAAGCGGCTGGACGTGGTGCAGGTGGCCGTCGAAGTGCTGCCGCCTGACGCGGAAGCCTACGGCAAGGCAGAACAGACGGACAGCTCCACGCTGCTGCGTGTGGGCATCCCTCAATTACCCGTGCGCAACGCGACCCTGCACATGGACGACGACGCGCGGCAGGTTTTGCAGCGCACGCCGACCAATGCGGAGATCGTGACAAGCTGGCGTGTTGACCCTATCACCACACAGCTATACAGGCGCATACACGGCTATTAAGGCCAGAAAGGAGGAAAGCCAATGGCAAGTACCAGCTATTACATGGAAACCCCAGAGGGGCGTATCGGCTACGGCCTGCCCCAGCCCTATGACCCGGCCAAGCAGTACACCCTGCGTGACTGCGTTACATGGCAGGGCAGCAGCTACATTGTGCTGACGGACGTGAAAGGCGTAACGCCCAGCGACGACCGGCAGCATTACGCCATGCTTGCACAGCGCGGCGCAGACGGCGCAGGCAATGCCCGCATCTTTGTGGGCACCGCTGTGACCAGCAAGGGCAGCGCGGTGAGCGTGGTTGTGGAAGGCAGCGCAGCCGGTGACGTGTACATCAATAGCGCAACCGGCGACCTGTATCAAGCGACCGCCGCCGACGTGTGGGCGTGGCAGATGAATCTGCTGGCCAGCAGCGCGAAAGTCAACAATGTGCAGGCTGTGGACGGCAACATTACGCTGACCGGCCAGAACGTGCCCATGAGCAGCACCGACCCGCGCCCCGTGCAGCAGGCGGTTGCTGAAAACGCGCAGACCATCAAGGACGCGCTGGGCGGCCTGTCCTTTGCAGTAAATGCAGACGACGGCGGCCTTGACGTGACCTACACCTACGACGAATAACAGGAGGCAAACCCATGGCAAGCGAGAAATTCAATATTCCCCGCGACAGCACCTTGCAGCAGATTGCCAAGGCGCTGGACATCATCGCGGTGGCACAGTCCGGCGCAGCTGCGCCGGTTGATTCCTTCCAAGATGTGCGCCAGATGGTGGCCAACGGCCACGGCGCGCAGGCTTTCCCTGCTGGTGCGCAGCTCATCGCCAAGCACGCGACGCTTGGCGACGTCATTTTCGACGTGACGGCGCACAACCATCACAAAGCCCCGGGCAGCGCAGAAGCCCCGACCATGACGCTGATGATGCACGCCTGCATTAACGGGCGCATGGTAGACAACACGGAGGCGCTGTATTACTGCGCCACGGCGCTGGCTGCCGGAACCTATCATTTCACCCTGCTGGCCGACTATGATGCTACCTATGGCGGCGGCAAAACCCTGCAATTCGTGCTGAGTCAGTCCGTTCCTGCGGGCGGCGTGCTCATGTTCCCGTGGGCCTATAATACGCAGAGCACGGACACCAAGGTGAGCAGCTACGCCAGCCGCGAAAGCACGACACCCATTGAAAGCGTTTCTGTGGTCGAAGGCAGCGGCGGTACCAGCTTGGGCACGGCTGACGGCAATAGCACCAACATGAACCACAGCCACCGCATCCGCTACGGCAGCAACAACTGGAAAGAAAGCGCCGTGCGCCAATGGCTCAACAGCGCGGCAGCCGCCAACGAGTGGTGGCACCCGCAGACGATCTTCGACAGGCCGCCGAGCTATGCCAACCAGCCGGGCTTCCTTGCGGGCTTTGACGATGACTTTATCAACGCCGTGGGCCTTGTAGATGTGACCACGGCCAGAAACACCGTATTCGAGGTGGACGGCACCACGGGCGGCAGTTATACCACACGCGACAAGTTTTTCCTGCCCAGCATGGTGGAAGTCGGCCTCGGCAATAACGACACCGTTGCAGAGGGCAGCGTGATGGAGTATTACAACGGCGCAACCGATACCGACCGCATCAAGTACGACATCGCTGCGCCGACTACCGCCCGTTCTTGGTGGCTCCGCTCGCCTTACCCGTGGTACGGCGACGGCGTGCGCCTCGTCACGCCGTCGGGAGCGTTGAGCTACAGCTTCGCGTACTACGGCTACGCGGTGGCGGCGGCTTGCGTTATCTACTAATCGACCATCCGCGCCGGTAGGCGCGAGAAAGGAACACGCATGGCTGTACCCGCTTATTTGAGGCAGCAAAGCAAGGCCAAATTTGTGACCATTGCCGTGCGGCTGGCCGCGTGGACGCTGAAATGGTGCAAAGATGAGCGCCTGTTTACGCGGCGCGAACGGTGGATCGTGACCGGCGACATATGGGACAGCGCCAAGCGCGTGCTGCTGCATGTGAAGGTTGCCAACAGTCACCCAAACCCCGAAAACGCCCACGACTACGCCATCCGCGTGGAACGGCTGACGGCGGCGCTGGACGCCCTGACAGAGCTGAAAGTGCTGCTGACAATCAAATACCACGCCGTGATGCAGGGCTTCGACGCGCCCAAGGCGCAGCCGGATGCAGCCGCGCAGGCCACCAAAGAAGCACCCAAGGAAGCGACAGCCGCGCAGCCATCCGGCAAGAAATCGCGGCGCGGCGGCAGGAAGAAGCTGACACAGGACGACATTGACCGCATCTTTGAAATCTTCTTCGAGCTGGCCATTGAGGAACAGGAACTCATCAAAGGCGTTATGCGCAGCGACGCCGCAAGGCGCGACGCCAAGCGCCCTATTTGAGCCAAGGAAAGCGCCTGATACAATCCCCGCCCGTTACTGGTGGCTCCGCTCGCCTAACCCGTGGAACGGCAACAACGTGCGCAACGTCACGCCGTCGGGAGCGTTGAACAACAACAACGCGAACAACGGCAACGCGGTGGCGGCGGCTTGCTTCAACGGCCCGTCCTTTGAGTAAGGCATGCGCCTGCGCCCCGCGCAGCTATGCCCGAAAACCGCGCCATGAAGTGCAAGGAGGCGCTTTTCCTTCCCCGGTCACGCCGGGGGAATACCCGCTGCCGATGCAGGCGCGTCCCTATCCGGGGCGCGTCCTGCTATCTACGGCAGCTATTTTTATAGCATGAAAGACGAATTTGAAAGCGCGTTTACTCTGCGCAACCTGTACAAAGCCCTTTTGAAATGCTGCCAAGGCACCATGTGGAAGGACGGCACCGCCCTATACCGATGGGACGGTCTGGAAAACAGCGTGAAGTTGCGCAAGGCCCTGACGGGCGGCAGCTACACCATGCAGCATTACATGCGTTTCCGCGTTGCAAGGCCCAAACCCCGCGACATCACCGCCACCCGCGTGCGAGATCGGCACGCCCAGCGCGCCGGTTGCGACAAGGTGCTGTATGACCTGATTACCCGGTCATTCATCCGCAATAATGGCGCGTGTCAGCGCGGCAGAGGCGTGGACGACACCATAAACCGCACCAAAGAGGGGCTGCGCAAGGTGTACCGCAAACAGCGGCAGGCCCGGGCGCAGGCAGCAGGCTGCCCGGTGGAAAAGATCGGCCCTTTTGAGGCAGAGGGATGGGTGTACAAGGGCGATGTGCGCAAGCATTTCCCCAGCACGCTGCATCGAAACGCCAAGGCGATCATCCGCAGGACGCTGAACAGCCCGCGACTGGCGGCCATGTTCTGCGCCGTGATTGAAAGTTTTGGCGAACCATGGTGGGAGCAACAAGCCCAACAGGCAGGCGCGAGCAAAACAGCCGCGCAAGCCTTCGCCCGCGCCGTTACGGATGCACGCACCGAGCGAGAAATGATCCCCATGCGCCCGGAACAAAACCGGGAAGCCATCGCAGAAAACTGCGTCATGCGCATACGGCGGGCAGTAAACCGGCTGCCGATTCTGAACGCGCAAAAGCGGGCGCAGCTTATGGCTGCGGCGCTGGGCGACGACGCGCGCGGCATCGGGCTGGGCAGTCAGCTTTCGCAGCTGGTACAGCTGGCCCAGCTTGACCCCATCGACCATTATGCCACCGAGGTGGCGCGGCCCGCCTTTTACATCCGATACATGGACGACTTTCTGCTCATCGACGCAGACCGTGAAAAGCTGACAGCTGCCGCACAAGAGATTGAAAAGCGCCTCAATGCGCTGGGCCTTGAACTCAACCCTAAATCGCAGCTTTTGCCGCTGCGCAGCGGTTTTGTTTTTCTGAAATGGCGCTTTCACCTGACGCCTACCGGCAAGGTTATCATGCGGGCAGCGCAGGGTGTGGCCAAGGAAGAAAAGCGACGCCTGCGGCGCATGGCGCAGAAAGTGCAGGAAGGCAAGGCCACTGCCCAAAGCGTGCGGACGCATTACGCGGGCTGGCGTGCGCATATGGCGCGCGGAAACACCCGCGCCCTGCTGAAAAGCATGGACGCATACATCGACGCCTTATTGTTTGAATTTGAAAAGGAGGAACCCAAGAATGAGCATTAACGTGAGCAAGGAGCTGCGCCTGTCCCGCACCGAGGCGCGCGCAGCGCAGCAGAACGCCGCCCTGCCCGAATTGCAGGCCACCTCTGCCATCGCCTTTGTGGTTATGGCCGAAAGCGGCAACGTGGACGAAGTGACCGCCAGCGAGCACATGGACGTTTTTGCGGCGTGGCAGCCGGGCGTTGCCTATGCGGTTGGCAGCCTGCGAACCTATGGACAGGGCGACGCCATCAAGCTGTATAAATGCGTACAGGCCCACACCTCGCAGGCCGACTGGACGCCCGACGTGTCTGCATCTCTGTGGGCCGTTGCTGGCGACCCTGCGGAAGAATGGCCTGCTTGGAGCCAGCCCATCGGCGCGCATGACGCCTACGCTACCGGCGACAAGGTGAGCCACAACGGCAAGCACTACATTTCCACCACGGATGGCAACGTGTGGGAGCCGGGCGTTTATGGATGGGATGAAGTCAATGAGTAACCTGCAAATCATCGAAAAGCTGTGCGGGATGCTGGACAGCGCGCAGGAGATCATCCGGGAGCAAGCCGCGCTCTTGGCCATGCACGGCATCCAGAGCGACACCGGGGACATCGAGCGCAGGCGCACCGAACTGCTGGAAGAAATCGAACGCAGCATTTAGAGGGGAGGCGATGCAGATGCAGATCCGTCTGAAGATGACGCGCGAGGCCAACGCCCGCGCCCACGGCGTAGGCGTGGGCAGCGTGGTGACGTTGGGCATGGAAACTTACCTCAAAGGCGTGCTGCCCGCCGAAATCTACGAAAGCAGGACACCGCAAGAGGCCAAGAAGGCGCAGGCCATTGCAGCGCGCACCTACGCGCTGCGGGCCATGCTGGACGGCAGCGTGCTGACCGACACACCCACCCATCAGTCATACAGCGCGGAAAAGGCGCGCAGCGCGCCCAACTGCGCCCGAGCCGTGGACGACACGGCGGGCATGGTGCTGATGTACGGCGGCGAGGTTATCCGCTGCTACTATTCCAGCAGCAACGGCGGCAGAACCAAGCGCACAGACGAAGTGTGGTCGGCCAAACTGCCCTATTACAAGAGCAGGGCCGACCCTTGGGATGAGGGCGCGCGGCGGGCTGCCGCAGCGCAGGGAAAGACGATCAAGGCCAGCCATGGCGTGGGGCTTTCACAGGTGGGCGCAGAGTATGCGGCCCGGCTTGGGGAGGACTGCGAGGCCATGCTGGCCTTTTACTATCCGGGAACGGAAATCGCGTATTACCAAAGGGAGGGCACCACTATGAGCATCACCAACAAACAGCTTGCAGCCTTTGCGCTGCAATGCTATCAGAACGGCGTGCGCTACTGGTACGGTACATGCTATTACAAATGCACCACGTCGCTGCTGAAATCGAAAACCAACCAATACCCCAAGCATTACACCGACGCGCGCAAAAAGAGCTATCAGGCCGATATTAACGCGGGCGCGATGTGCTGCGACTGCGTGGGCCTGATTAAAGGCGCAATGTGGTCTGAGCTGGGCACCAGAGAGAGCAAATACGGCAGCAACGGCTGCCCCGACAAGAGCGCGGACGGGATGCTTTCTTACTGCAAGAGCAAGGGCATGGCCAACGGCAGCATGGACACCTTCCCCGACGTGCCCGGCCTGCTTTTGCACAAGAGCGGGCATGTGGGTGTTTCCATTGGCGACGGTTACGCCATCGAGGCGCGCAGCTTTGCCGACGATGTGGTGAAAACCAAGATCAGCGGGCGCGGTTGGACAAGCTGGGCACAGCTGCCCTTTGTGACCTACGACGGCAGCGGCGGCATTGTGACGCCTGCGTCGACCGTGTACAAGCTGGGCGACCGCACGCTGAAGCGTGGGCGCAAGGGCGACGACGTGGAGCAGCTGCAAGCGGCACTGGTAGCCCTTGGCTACGACTGCGGCAGCTACGGCGACAACCGGGATGGCATCGACGGCGACTTTGGCTATACCACACAGGCCGCCGTAAAGGCCATGCAGACCGATGCAGGCATTGAGGTGGACGGCATCTATGGCCCGGATTCTCATGCGGCGCTCATGGCCATGCAGGCCGCTGGAAGCAAGCCCGAACAGCCGGAAGGCGGCAGCCCGGACGACGACGGCAGCGCTGACGCCGATGAAGCGCCCGGCACCTATACCGTCACCATCACCGGCGTGGACGCGGCCACAGCCACCTACCTGCTGGAAACCTACGCGGGAGCAACCGCCCGCGAGGAAACGTGAAGGAAACCGCAGCCACAGGCTGGCACGCCATCCATGGCGACGCGCTGCTGAATCTGCGCGAAATGCGCGGGGCCGGTTTTTCCGCGATCATCACCGACCCGCCATATGCCAGCGGCGGCATGAGCATGGCCGAAAGGAGCCGCAGCACGCGGGACAAGTACACCAGCTATGGCGAACAGGGCAACCCATACCCGGATTTTTCCGGCGACGCGCTGGCACAGCGCGCATGGACAAATTTCTTTCACGAGATCATGGTGGCCGCGCGGGCCGCCTGCAAGCCGGGCGCTGTGTGCGCGCTGTTCGTGGACTGGCGGCAGCTGCCTGCCCTGACCGACGCCATCCAATGGGCCGGTTGGGTGTGGCGCGGTGTGGCCGTATGGGACAAGATGAACAGCCGCCCACAGATCGGGCGTTTTCGCCAGCAATGTGAATACATCGTTTGGGGAAGCAACGGCCCGCTGCCGACAGAGCGCGGCGTGGGCGTGCTGCCCGGACTGTTTCAAGTGCCGAATGTTTCCACCCATGAGCGGTGGCACCAGACGCAAAAGCCCCTTGCCCTTATGCGGCAGGTGGTACGGCTGTGCGAGCCGGGCGGCGTCATCCTTGACCCGTTCGCAGGCAGCGGCTCCACCATTGAGGCGGCGCTGTGCGAGGGCTACGAGGCCGTGGGCATCGAGCAGGAGGCGCACAACATCGACATCATCAGGCGGCGCATGGCAGGCGTACAGCTGCGCATGACGCTGCCTGACACTACGCCACAACAAAGCAGAATCGAGGGGATATAAATGGCTAATCTTTGGGAAAACATCCTGCGCGGCGCGGCAACTGTGGGCGGCTTTATTGCCGGACTTTACGGCGGTTGGAGCGGCACCATGACCGTGCTTGTCATCTTCATGGTGGCCGACTACCTGCTGGGCTGCGCTTGTGCCCTGACCGGCAAAAGCGCCAAGACCGAGGGCGGGCACTTTCTTTCGACCGTGGCTTTCATGGGCCTGCTCAAAAAGGGCACCATCATGCTGGTGGTGCTGCTGGCCGTGCAGCTGGACAGCGCTGTGGGCGGCGCTGCGCCCATGTTCCAGACCGCTGCCGTATTCTTCTACTTGGCCAATGAAGGGCTTTCCATCGTGGAGAATTGCGGCCTGCTGGGCGTGCCTGTACCCAAGGCGCTGAAAAACGCGCTTGAAGCGCTGCGCGATAAGGGCGACAACGGCGAGAATGATACAGACGGCTAATGTTCGGGCTTTTGCCTGTGCATTGGCCGCGATCGGCGGCCATGGCTCCGGCGATCAGCTCCTGCAGGAGATCTAATTAACAAACTATTGCGGTGATATTTCCGGGAATGTTCTGGAATATCACCGCTTTTTTTCGCTTTCTACGGGCTTATTATGACACGCGGACAGGGAAACGTACCCTTGCCCGGCTAAAAACGGCTTAGAACGGCACATAGAAACGGCCTGCAAGTGGCCTGTGAGCTGTCCAAGGCGTAGGGCTGCCCGTTTGTCCATAGTTGAGTGCAGGGCGCGGCACAGGCCCACACAGGGCCGCAGCGTGAGCGACTGGCCACCGCGTGGCCAGAAGCGTGGACGGGAGCGCGGGGGCGCGCGCCGGGGCATGGCCACCCCATGAGAATGACCGCCATTAGTACAGGGAGCGGGTAACGCGGAAAATGGGAAAGCAGTCAATTTTTTGATTACGCTGCCCTTTTGTTTTTGTAAACGCTTTTGCTTTCAGATCGGGCCGGGAATGAGACTAAAGACCCATCCCCCCCTACCTTGAAAGTTGACCATGAAGGAAACGAACACCGGAAGGAAGCCCGACGCTTATAGCGCGTGCTCTAAATTTTAGGGGGAGGGTATGCCATTCCCTTACAGTTAATTTTTTATCCTAACAGAAAATAATTATTACTGTAAGGGAACGGCAGAGACGGCTATTATAGTAGGCTTTTGAATCATTACAGAACTAACAGAAATTACAGTTTGATGCACTATACCCTATTTATAGGTTTTCCACAACCCTGTGGAAATTATCCACAAGCCGGGCAAAATTGGGGGAAAACTTGGGGGAAATTAAGAAAAAAAAGCAGGCCGGGAAGGAAAACCAGCCGCCATATCGAATATGAATCACCACAGGAAAGCATGGTTTTTATGAATTGGCGAGGTTGCAGACGTTTCGGAACCCTTCGGGACCAAAAGGTCGCAGGTTCAAATCCTGTCACCTCGACCAAAAAAAGCCGGAAACCGATGGGTTTCCGGTTCTTTTTTTGTCTCTTTTGCACAAAGCGCCGTCTTTGGCGCTTTTTTTATGCAACGGATGTGCAACCTCGGGGAAAGGGCCAAAGACACAGTCCCCTATTGGGCGGTGGATTTGGCTGAGGTTTGGAGCACGGGGTCAAAAGGTCGCAGATTCAAGTGGTTGTTGCAAAAAAAGCAACAACCACTTGAATTAGAAATCCATCAAAAAGAAAGGAACAAAAATAAGCCGCAGCGCATAATTTGCGTCGCGGCTTATTTTTTAGAACTTCCCCGCCCACGGCAGGCTCATATCCAGCACCGGCTTGCGGGATCGCTTGTCCCTTGTGGTCTGTGCCTTTGCCAGTACGCCTTTAGCTTCCTGCTTCCGCCGGAATACGTCCTCCATATCCACACTGGATTTCTTCATCA